TGATGGAGTCATCATCCATTGTCTTCTTTGCGATGAGAATACCTTCAGTGACATTATCTTCGGGCATGAGAAGAGTGCTGGAAACTCGGACGCAAACGTAGTCTGCGCCTGCGCCTAGGGCAGCTGCGCCGCCACCACCAGAACAGCCACCACCTGAGGCTCCGTTACCGTCTCCAGAAATGAGGATGTAAGTACCGGCTGATGGGATGCTTACAAGAGGTCCACCATTCCAGTTGAGCTGACGGACGATTGTTGTAACTCCACCAGAGAACTGGTCTTCGAGTTCAGCGAGTAGTATCTCGTCCGCGCCTGTGCCGGTTGCTACGGCACCAAAGTCTGGGAGAGCGTCAATAGCTGCTGCAATAAGAGTCGCGGTGTTGGGGCCTACTGTGGGAACACCAGCTGTGACATCCAGGTTGACAATCAACTGATTAGAAGCAAAAGAAGCAGATAGACCAGAAGTTCCGGTAGGTGCTTGGACAGTAACAGTAAGAGCATTACCATCAGCACCAAGGTAAGTTCCATCAGAGGTAATTGTAACTTGTCCATCTGGAATAAGGGTTCCTATCGTAGCAGTAGCATTGGTGGTAGGATCCTCGTGGTAGATGTAGCCTAGCTCGTAAGCTCCTAGAGGGTGAGTCTTGCTCAGCTCCGTGATTGTCACGCCGGTAATGGTCTGGGGCTGGAACTTAGGCTCACGAATCTCAGTAGCGGAGAGGTCGAGACCAAACAAGAAGTCGGTCTTCAAACGCTCTACAGAAACGATGCTAAGGCAGAAGTCGGGGGTGGAGGCAGTGATGTTTTCGTCTGCTGCACTAGTAGCCTTCACAAAATAGTTACCATGACGGACAAGACTAATCAAGTCCTGGTCAACGATGTCAGGAAGGAAGAAGGTTACGACAGCAGACTGGGGGTCTGTGGTGTTCGTAAACGAAACTGTGGAGGTAGCAACTACGGCGTCACGGGAGCGACGAGCCTTTATAAGGTCCACGTAGATCTGCTCATCGACGTATGGAGCGCCGCCAGTAATGGACAGAGTAACCGTGATGGTATCGCGGCCAGTCTCGTACCGACTATACTCCTCGGCATCTACAGATACCTCTATTGCGGTTGGGGTCGCCATCTAGGGCTCCTTATGCGATGTCAAAAACGTTAGTTGTTGTTACCGGAACCTCCAGGGTTCTGCGGTAGTTGGCGGATGGAATAAAGAAATCCACCTGCGAGCCAGTGACCAGAGAGATCTGAAAGAAACCAGAGGCGTCGGTTGTGGAAGTAACTAGGGACTCGCCCTGAACGTATCCCTCAGTCGCAGAGTAGCCAACCGAAGGGGTAGCTAGGACTTTGGCGGATACAGAGGCTCCCTGTAAAGGAAGACCTTGCGCGTCTAGCACATACCCAAACAAAAGAGTATTCGCGACCGTAAGGGTCGGGGAAGGGGAGGGGGAGGGTGCGGCCACTGAAATATAAGCAGCGAGCAGAGTTGTCTTTATGGTTCCTCCGCTAACACGTACATACATATTCCCAAGGGTGTCTGTATCAGCTGCGGATAGGTCGATGGTATAAACACCCGCGCCTATCTCAGTCCATGTTCCGGCTGCGATAGCAGGGACCATAGAGGAGTAGCCGGGCACGTCATCCTTGTCGAGGTCCACAGTAACATCAGTATCGGCCAAAAGGAGGGCAGGCCCGCCTGCAGCCAGCTCGATATATACCTGGATGGTCGCCTCGGTGCTCTGGAGGAGTGTTACGCATGTCATAGATAAAACTCTACTGTAAAAGAGTGGAAATTAGTACTAGCTCATTGTAGCACTGGGGGGCTGAAAATACAAGAGCCCCCTCCCTTTTGAAGGGGTAGGGGGCTATCGTATTATACTTTTTGTCTAGCTACCAGATTTAGTAGTCAGTGCCCAGTTCCTCAGTCTCCAGAACTCTGGGACGACGAGGATGGGTTGGGGTTGGACGAACACCATTGATTTCACGACCTGTACCAACGTGTGGGGACACGTCAGAATCTACACCCGTTGAAAGCGCTGCTGCAAGACCCGCTGCTGCCTGGACCGCTGTGGTCGTAGCTGCTGCTTCTTCTGCTGCAAATCTCTCAAGGATGGCGACTAGGTTGTTAAACTGGCGGCGAAGCTCGTCGAACTCCTGGCTATTCTGGTCGCTTACGACTTTTCTTGCTCTTGCCATTGTTAATATTCCTTACTCCTCGTCCTTCTTGAAGAAAGACTTTTTAGGGGCCTTCTTCTTTGGAGCACGACGGGTGTTATCTGATTCATCTTTAGTTGACTTGGACTCTACCTTCTTAGCAGCCTTCTTCGTCTCCACCTTTTCTACCTTCTTAGGGGCAGGAGCTGGAGCTGGAGCTGGAGCAGCCTGCTTAGGCTCCTCCTTGACTACGACGATACGACCGGGGCGAACCCTGGAGTATGCCGCAAGCTGCGAGAGGTCGCTCTCCTTGCAGAAAGCGTCTCCCTTTTCATCAAAGCTGAGAACTAGCCCATCACCCACGACAAGAACCTTGCCACGAATGCTGTTACTATGTACTTTCACTTTCTTCATCAGTATCTCCTGGTTCGAAACTGGTTGTTCTTGCTTCATCGAATTCAAGAACAGGTCGCGTTTAAGCTCCCCCGCTCTTTTACCCTTGGACTTGGACACTTTGCCCTTGTCACCCAGGCCAGACATATCAAAGTTTATCTTGACACCTTCTGGATTCGTTGCCCCGTCTTCTGAAGAAGCAAGTTCTTCTCGGGACTTCAGCAGGCAAGAGCCACAAGCGTTGGCAGCCTCATCGAGGCCTTCCTTATCACACCATTGACACTTAGCCATAAGAACAAGAAAGTAGGGACCAGGGCTAACCTAGCCCCTACTAATCCTTTTATCGAACGTCGAGACGACCAATGTTGATCATGCGGATCCACTTCTTAGGAGCGAAGAGGATTGGAGTACCGTACAGAAGAATCATCCAACGGTAAGCTGGGCTGAGAACTGCAAGGTCCATCTTCATCATAGGCATGAGCTGACGGAAAGTAACAACCGAAGGTGTAAGCTCACCCAAGTACGCCGTAGACGTAAATGGAAGTGTGAGGTTCACATCTGAGAAGGTTGCGCCTGTTGCGCCTGCGCCCTGATCGGTGCAAGGAACCTGAGCGATGAGCGAGTAGCTCGACATCTCCGTAGGTACGCCAGCTGCAAGAGTTGCAGCGGAGCGGTAAATGCGGATGTACTCAGTTGGGAAAGCACCAATAGATGCGGCGTTTGTAACCACAACTGGAAGGCTTCTTCCTGCGTCCTTGAAAGCCTGGGTGATGTCTACAACCACAGCCTGAACTGGGGAAGGAGCGGACTCACCAAAGCGGTTACATGCCGTTGCGACGTAGTTCACGTTGGAAGTACCGGTTGGGGCACCCTTGTTGTGATCTCCGGTGCTCGTATCAGCTGCCGCAATATCGGCAAGAATCTGAGGAGCTGCTGGGGCGTTAGGAGACGTTGCAGCTGCTGGAGGCGTTGCGTTCTGGCGAATGAAAACATCCGGGTTGAACTCAATTACGCCAGCCTGTGTGCTGATCGTCTGGATTGTCTGACCAACCTGACCATTTTGTGGTGCAGGTAGGCTGATACGCTCACGTGGGTAGAACGTCTTGACAAGGTCGGACATCGTGCGAGTACCGAGGAACATGTCGGTTGGGAAACCGTAGTTCTCGATGATCTCGTTAGCTGCCTCTTCCATGTCAGCTTCCTGAATGGAGTTACCCTCCAAGTCAAGAACAGACGAAGCGTCAATCAACGAATCAAGACCGTCCCACTGCTCTGCTTCTCCGTCGAAGGAGAGAGAGGAGTCACCCGAGAACAGGTTACGTTCAACCTGCTCAAGCAGCCAGAGGATTCCGGACTGGTTCTCAAGAGCGATTAGATCGCCATGAGCTGGGTGGACAAGGGATGCCTGATGCGTGACCTCACGGGTCGTACCAAGGAACTTAACAAGCTGAACACGACGTGCGTAGCTAGTATCTGTCGCCTGTGGAAGTTCACCTTCCTGGACGAATGGATTCTGGCTTCCACCGTAGTTAATCAACTGGTTGTACTCTTCTACTGTCGAGTAAGCTGGGCTCTTAGGGATCTTCTTCCAAAACTTAATGTGGGAGGAAGTGTACGTAAGTACCTTGAGGCTTGCTTCAAGAGACTCGACACGAAGAGCGGAACCGCCCGTCTTGCCTGCGCCTGTCTGATAGCCAGCTTCAAGAGCTTTGCTTAGTTCAGCGATATCCTGGTCGGTTCCTGCACCGAATCCGGACATGCCTGACGTAGAAGACTGAAAGGATCTAAGACCAATAGTCATTTTAATATCTCCAATTATCTTCTATTAGCGACCGGAACGGTACGCTTTAACCTGTGAGTCAATCTCTGGGGTCAGAGCATTTGTAGACTCGAACTTAACAACCTCAGTAGCACTGAGATCGCCCGACTCAACCATTTGAGTCATTGTGGAAAGAACCTGGGACTTCGAAAGCTGCTCGTCACCCTGAGGTGCCGCGCCGCCTGCGCCGAAGCTCTTCTCAACAGCAGTCGTAGTAGACTTAGGACCACGCGCTGGCGTGGACTCAAGCTGCTCGATGCGCTGAGACTGGAGGGTAAGAACCTCAGCCAAACCAACAATAGACTTTGCTAGCTCGGTGTTGTACTCACGCTGCTCTCCGTGGGCTCCTGCAAGTGACTTAGCCAAACGAGCTTCAACACCGCGAAGTGCCTCACCCTGTACGTCGGCCCAGCCAGATAGGAATGAGGAAACCTCAAGGCCCTTGGCTACGTCTTCGTTGGCTTCGAGGGACTTAGCGAAAGGATTCTTTTTGTCATCCTTGTCGTCCTTGTCGTCCTCGTCACATGCCTTCTCTACCTTTTCGGACTTATCGTCCTCATCGGCATCCTTGGACTTTTTACCAGTTCCAGAGAAGTTCGTGAACATTCCACCCTTGGAAAGGGCTGCCGTAAGAACGGCCTGCTCGATTTCGTTAAGAGACTGGCCACTAGCGGCCTTCTCCATTACAGACTTCACCATTTCGGCGGAACCAGAGTAATCTGTTCCGTCCTCATCGATACCGTCTGTTGCTCCGTCTTCAGGTGATGGACGCTGACCAGTTCCTGCCCAGGTACCTGGGTCGGAGTTGGCTGGCGTGTGGAAAACCTGAGTTGATCCGCCGGAGGAACCAGCACCTGCACCCGCATCACGCATCGACTCTACATTTGTCGTTGCGGTGCCGCGAGAGCTGTGGCCCTTAGCAAGATCCTGGAGCGTTTCAAGTGCCTTAGCGACACTATCTACTGCTACAGTCTTATCTTCACTCATGATTAATGCTCCTTAAAAAAGCTCAAACACTACATTTGCGACAGCCACTGCAGCTTCTTCACCAAGGGATTTGGTTAGGACTTCCACAGTTTCGTCATAGGTTAATGCCTTGTTAGTGCGATCCTTTTTGATGCCACCGTCAAGACTCTCGGGTACAAGCGGGGAACCCCCACCTGCGCTTAAGGCCTTCTCCTCGTCCTCTTCTGCCTTATCAGCAACGTCAGATTTAGCGAACTGCCATTTTTCAGCGGATAGGGATTTTGCAATCTCTGCCCACGTAGTTGTATTTACGGGTGCTGGTGTAAGGGCGATATCCTGAATCCAACATTCAGCGATTTCCTTACCAGCTCTCCTCTTTACTTTGCCCTGAATAGAAAAGCCTACTTTACGGGAAGCTCCGGAAGAGGTGAGAGCGTGCATTAGCTCCCAGTACTCGTCTGCCTTCTTGTGGCCATTGAAGAGAAAGCCCTTCACCCACAAACCGTTTTTCGTAACTTTACACTCAGTTGGCTGCCCGACCTTTGCTTCAGGTCCTGGCTTGTGATCGTCATTGAAGTAACCGTGCTTCATGAAGTACGAGAAATCAATTCCGTTTTGCTTGACAATCTCACCCTGCAAATCTCTGGTGTCCGAGGAAGCGATTCCTTGGATCCAGCGCTTGCTGTCCTTGCCTTTACCGGATTTCTTAACTTCAAGAGCAGTAGCGGGTACAAAGAATGTAAACGTATCTTCGTCAGTCCAACCGTTATGCATATTGAGTATTACCTTAGTGCTAGAATAAAAAAAGGAGCACCACACACCCTAAGTGTTTGGTTGCTCCCTTTTATGGAGGTCATCGTATTACGAAGCCTCCAGGCGGAGACCTTCAAGCTTCTATTACAAGTATACTGTATATCATCCTACTGTCAACAAAAAAAGAACATTACTTATGACTTTTTATAGGATGTACTACTTGGAGCGTCCTTCGCCCTTGAAACTGCGCAGATACAGAGGTGGAGACTTCTCTCTGGCTATAGATTTAACCATCTCCACGTCTAGCTTGACGGGGATAGGAATCTCCTCGCCACAGCCCTTACAGACTGCGCGGGCCTCTTTGTCCTCGGAAAGGAGTAATATCTTGGTGCGAACCTTGATTTCGCCATTGACGCTCTTGATGACCATCTCATGGCAATTCGAACACGCTAAGAATACAGAGTTATTCATTCAACTACCAGCCTAAACGTTCCATCTTCTTCAACTACGACATTCCTGTTCACCAGAGAGGAGTCTGTGAAGCTCGGTTCTACGTCCTCAAATCCAGGTGTGGGCGTTCCTTTGATAACGGAGGGCTCGGGCCTTGCTTCTTCCTCAGTTACGTACTGATCTAGGTCAGCAGGGAGGCCGAAGTACTTTCTTCCAAAGCTGTGTAATACGCTGGTGAAGATACCGCCGCCCTTAGTCAGGTCGAAGCTGGTGAAAGGAAGGTCATAAACCTGTACGTTGACAGCACAGCCCTCGCGGTCGTAGAAGTCAATAGAGTCGGTAGTGACAATACCGTAGACGGTCTCGCCAGTAGTCACCTCTACAGGGATGGTGGAGCTGGGAACAGGGAAGTGGGACTTCACTAAGGCGTATACCTCGTCCTCGAAGTCCAGACCCTTGTACTGATGGGAGAAGTGCTTCACAAGCTCAGGTACCTCTACAGTGCGGGCAATCTCTTGCTCCATCTCTGTGTGGGCCTCTCCCGCCTCGTTCATCTTCGCTGTCAGCTCAGGGTTGGCTGCAGCAAAGAAGGAGTCTGCAAGCATCGCCCAAGCGTATACCTGGTCGTTGTGCTTTCCGTACACTAGGCCCTCGGAAGGGATAGCTGTGTAGGAACCAACACCAGAGGTGACAGTAATACTCTCAGCCTTCTTGGCCCTAGCAACCTTCATCATCTCTCTAACGTCTGCTACGGCAGGATGGGGCTCGCCTTCGATCTGATCCCCCTCGTCGTCCATTTCTAGCTCTGAGCGCTCCCAAAGGTCTGGACGAGATGGGTGACCGTTTGTCTTGTGGAGAATGAGAGCATCCTTCTCACTGAGATTGGGATCCACAATCATCCAATGGTACGGAGCCATGTGGAAGGCAGGGTTCCCATACCCTAGTAGGAAATGCAAGTTTCCTTCAATAGAGCCTAGGAGCTTCTTCTTGCCTTCGTGGCCAGGGTAGCAGGAGGTAAAAGTCAGGTCGGACGCCTTCTTGCCCTTCAGCTGCTCAGCCATGTGGGATAGGCGCTTCCAGTTCTCAAGGCCAATAGGCTTTCGTGCCTTAGCCATCGGTTCCCAACTATCGAAAAGATCTAGTTCCATTAGCTCTCCTCCTTTCCGAAGTCGGTATCTACTGCACCAGCTTCTTGGTCGGCTGCTTCAGACTCTTGTACATTTCCTTCGGCGTCTGTAGTTGCCTCTTCTTCTCCCTGAGCCTGTTCCTCAATGGAGGCGGCAACGGAGGCTTCTACCTCTGCCTGCTCTTCTGGAGTGATATCGTGCATAGGCTGCGCGTGTAGCCAGGTGGAGAACTCAAGCTCGTCAGCATGGCGGCCCATCAGGTCGGAGAACACGGTTCGGGTGCTGTAGTCGTCCGCATCCACTCTAGGAACGATACTCTTAGTGACCCCTTCCTTGTAGTTAGTAAGGAGCACCTCTCGGAGCTTAGAGTCAACTAAGTACTGAAGGTCCTTTTGCGTGCCGAAGACTCGCTTGACTTCGCTCAGGGCCATCCCATCTATTTCGTCTGGGTCTACCTCTTCAAAGGAGAGCCTATTGGTTACACGAGAATAGATATGGCTAGCGTGCCAAGCTAGGAGGTAAGCAGCCGAAACCTTGAGGTACTTGAGGATGGAAGCCAAATGCTTTACCCCTACCGGCCCCTCACCTTGAACGGAGGTCAATGTAAACAACGGGGCACTAGGCTCCCTAGGTCCTGTAAGACTTGTTAGGAAGTCCAAGAACTCAGGGTCGCAAATAAACTTTCGTCCCAACAGCTTCACCGTGTTGTCGATGAACTCAATATCGGACACTGTGGCGTTAGCAAGATCTTCTAGCTCGTAGAGACCCTGGTCCATAAGCATCAACATCGCGCCGATGACACGATCCTTAGGATGAGGGTTAGAGAACTTGTCTAGAGCGAACCTACGAAGATTAGGGATATTAGCGTCTGTAATCCTCAACTGATACTGCACCCAGAGATCGATGTTCTCTCGGACATCAGAATCCAGGTAGATGTAGCGGACTTCCCCTTCTCTATCGTACATCTCGTACCAAACGTTCCTGGAGTCCACAGGATTGTACTGCTCGTTCTCTTCAGGCATGAGGTCTGGAGGAACGGCTTGGCTTCTCTTCAGGCCTTCAGCTGTAAAGAACTGGGGGTTCTCAGCCGGAAGGGGCTGGTCACGCAGCATGGTGGGCTCACCTAAGTCAATGTCGTGGTCTGGGGTTCCCTCAGGGGCGTTGCTGTACTTCCAGTAGTTGTGGGCACGGTCGATGTACCAGAAATCGTATAGACCAAACTCTCCAGACTTGAAGATATAGGTGTGTTCTGGGTCAACCAGATCGGGCAAGATGCCCTTATTCATAGTGCTGCCTAGGCCTGTTCCGTATTTGTCCATATCCTTAGAAGCCTCTGCATGGGGGATAGTAGGACCAGATTCAATCAAGATTCGGTCCATCAGTAATTCATGTACATGGTCCTCTCCCTTTGGTATGGGAGGACCGGAAAGAGAGCCACGGACCTCATGTCTGTGGTCTGCGCCTTCTGTAACAGACGATACAATCTGTGGCCCTGTTCTCAGAGTCCAGCGATGTGCATGTCCTTTATGTCCCGTCGAAGAGTCCATCGTTCACCGTATAGTAGTTTAGGTTTGTTGCGCCATTGTGCTCCTGCACTAGGACGCCAAGTTTTTCTAGTCTAGTAATCACTCTAAGGTCAAAGCCTATATTCATAAGCTGTAGTCTTGTCTGTGGTCCAAGCCTTTGAAGACTCTTCAGAGTCAGCTTGTCTGTAAAGGTTAAATTCATTCTGACAACATTTTGAGAACAACTGCGATAGCAACTGGCACAAAGCCACCCATTAAGCCCCATAGACCGGACTTAACCTTAAGCATACCAATCTCAATCTTCACGTCATTCAGCGCTCTGCCGAACTCAGCCAAGGTATCAGTGTGCTCGCGTAGTTCGTGAAGAACCAACCGCTGGTATTCCTGCCAACCGTTGCCTTCTGCTACTACTTTACGTCGGTCTTGTGGGCTCATCTATCTAACTCTCTAAATACTGCGTAAATAAAACCCTGTTCATCAGCGGGACAGGAGGAAACGGAGAGGAGCTTTGTGCTTCCGTCCTTACATTTATATTCCCCAACTACTCTTCGTATTGACTTACCCGATGCGAGCGCTTTCGCAACCGCTTCTATGTCGTGCGTATCATTAGCCAAGAACTCTCTCCAAGGACGAGAAATAAGCTCATCCTGAGACCACCCTAAAGTGCTACTCATAGCCGGATTCGCATATACAAAGTTTGAGGTTGGGCTTTCGATATCTTTTACTATGGCCAACCCATCCAGGGTTCGTTGCGCAAATGCTTCAAGCTGAGAGAAAGTTACAAGACTGTTCTCAATCAGCTTCTCTAAGTGATGTAAGGCTTCTGTGCGTTTATGAATCTTGCACGTTGCTTTGTCCAGGCTGTGCTCCATCATTTTGACTTTGTGGAAGGACCATAGCCAACCGGCCAAGGCTCCTGCTGCGGAGCATACTAGGACTATTTCAAACGGCTCCATCTTCTTCTCCTAAGTAATCTAGGAGGTACCCCTTTACCTCGGCTCTCAACAGGTCTGGGTCTTCTTCTTCTACTGCATACCCAGGCCAAATCTTACCTACTAGATCAACCACAATCGTAGGGTCTAGAACTGGAAGGAGGCCCAGAAGTTTCCGAACTCCTTCGTCAGTGTCCAGGTCGAAGTCGTAGAGAGACTTAATCAGCTCTCCCACGTCGATACCCTTTGATAGTACTAGTGACATAATAGCAGAAGTGTTATCCTCATCAAAGTCAATAGTGAAATCAGCCAAAGAATGTGTCTCCTGGCTGGAGTGTGATTTCTCTACGAAATCGCCCACAGGGAGACCGGCCTCATCAATAGTGGGATATGGGTGTACATATCCCTCTTTATGCTGGAGGGAACCATCTCCGCCCTGTCGTGAGCAGCTGTCTCCTCCGCCATGTAAACACTTACGTAGCATATTATCTCTTCTTTCTGGCAGCTAGGTGGCTGCGGAGGTAGTTCGGTAGCTCGTCTAAGAAGTCCTCACCGTCTTCGAAGCTCAATAGCACTTCTTCGCCGTCCTTTTCGGCAACCATCTTAGTCATTTTTAGGAAGCTCAACGTAGTCACACTGGAGGCTTCTATCTTCTTCTTGTCATAGTTCCACCAGGCAGAGCCTGTGATTTCGGAGGTATCACCATGTGACAAGAACTCGATTTCGTGACCTATATTATCTTCTTTTTTGTCTTTAGCCATTACTTCCCCTTTATCTTCTCTAGAATCTGAGCCCACTTACCCTGCTTTTTACTTTCGATAGAAGCAGCAGCGGACTCAAATGTAATAGGCACGGTTCCCATCTGAGAGGAGTCGTCGGCCTGTTTAGTAGAGACGCCTGTGTTGAGTTTAATATCAAGCCCAGGCTTCTTACCTTGCTCAATGGCAGCAATCCTATTATCCAGAGAAGCGTAAATCTCTTCTTGTCCTGGAGGAACAACCTTGGAAACTATTTCCATGCGAGACTTTAGTTTCTCTATTTTAGCGTTACCTACCAAGCGCTGGGCATCGAGACGCAAGTGCGTTATTTCTTTGCCCTTAGAGGCCAACCAGTCTTCTTGATCTTGGGTGAGGTTACGGTTTATGTTTCCTCCAGGAAACTTAACTTTTCTAGTGGCCGCTACAATGTTATCTATCTTAACATTAATCTCTTCCTCTTTTGCGTCTCGCTCATTATCAATACGCTTCGCATCTAGACGGATTTTTGAGTCTATAATCTTCGCCGGATCATTCATAGCAAACTTATCGTGTGAGGCAGAAGCCAGTAGGAAGGCATGGGAACGAGCAAACTTCTCGTACTTGAGATGCATCCCTTCGCGTCTTTCCTGGTCTCCCTGTTTTCTGCCCGCTTGGCCTGCCCGAGAGCTTACAACGTCCATGAAAATACCTTCCTCCTGGAATTGGAGGGCAGTTAGATGGTCAGGATGGGACGGGTCTGCGGCTCTTTTGTCAATCCACTTAAAGGCGAAGGATTCAAACTTTGCGTTACCGCTTGGAAAGCGAGCCCCCCGATCTCCGTATGCCGGGGTACCGCCCATAGCTAGCCGGTCCATTTGGCCGTGGCTATCGCCTCCGCCAATATCCTTATAAGGAATCTTGCCATAGCGATCTTCTACATGCAGTAAGTACTTCGCTCTAAGGTAAGTCTGAGCAGCTCGCCAAGTGGTGGTGTGCTCTGAAAGACCCTTATAAAGTTGGTCAAAGGAAGTATTTTCAATCTTCTCGCGCATTGAGGCAGGTACGTGAACCTCCATACCGAGACCTTCCATTCCCTCGTGGTAGTGGTTTCTAAGCCCACTCATGCCTCTACCAAAAGCAAACCCGTGGTCAATAGCGTATGCGTTCTCATCATCAAACAGCATGTTGCCTAAATGACGATCAGTATTGCACGTAATAATATCCGCGCAACAGGTCTCTTCGATATCAGCCCTGGTCTTTTCCTTGTTCTTTGATCTCTCTAGTAGGAACTTGACCGTACCGGATGTTGTTTGCTTCTCGGGAACCTCGCCCGCCTCGGCGGCCTTCTCATACAGGCTCTTTCCTTGGTTGGTTCCCCTAATCCAGCCCTGCACGCTTTTCTTCTCATTCTCCTCTACTCTGTAAGTAGTGCAAGGAGCCCTTCCGTGCCCTCCAATGTTGTTTGGAGAACCGTATACCTCATGGACACAGGCAGCGCCTACCTCATTAGAAGCGGAATGGGGATGAGTAAGCAATGGCGGCTTCATCAGGCCGGAACCATTATCAACGATATCGATCCTCTCTACCTCAACTTGGCCGGTAGAGATCCCAGGATCGTCAACCTCCGGAACATCTCTGATGTCCATACGACGAGCGATATCACCTGTGCTAAGGTCTTTCTGTTCTTGCTCCCTGGGATTGGAACCAAACCTAAAGTCCTCTATCGCCCTCAACTGATAGACAAGCTGCTCTGCTTCCTGTACAGGGTCTTTCTGCTCTTGCTCCTCTACGCTACCTGGGAAGTCGTCGTACTCCATGTGCGCCTTCATTTCCTCTCCGTTACGTTCATGCTTTTCAGCGCCCTGGCCGCCGTGGGCTATGCATTCCTTGTCTCCTCCATAAGGACATAGCTCCCATTTCTGGTCAGCGTCCACTGTCGTTGGATCTTGTGCCGGAGCCTTCACTGCCTGGGTGGCAGGCATGGCTGCTTCAGCAACTGATTGTGGAGATGGGTCAGCACCTGGGCCAGGAACGTTCCCCGGAGCGGGAACACCTGGGATACTTCCAACCTTAGGAGTGTCGGGTCCTTGGTACTTCTTGCCGCCGGGAGGCTTGGTCTTCGCGCTCAGCTGGCTTTGGTCAACAGCCTTGCTGATCTGATTCTTGTAGCGTAGCTCGTCTGTGACCTTTAGCTTGCCTTCTATCCACTCCATTCCTGCAGGAACATACGTTAGTTCGCAGAAGCAGTTGGGGTGGGCTGGAGGCAGCACGGGCTTCCAACCAGTGTGCAGTCCTCCTGTGCGGGAGTGACTTACGCCGGGGTCAGAGTTGCTTCCCTGGCCTACTAGGTCCTTGAGCTTGAATACCTTGGGGTTGCCGATGTCCGTGAGATAGAGATTGCGGCAATCCTCGCACGCCTCTCTGTTCGGAACAACACTTACGATGGACTCGGCTCCCTCAGAGGAGGAATAGATATCTACCTTGTTAGCGATGGCCATAGCCACGCCACGGGTCTTAGCTCGGTGCATCTCCGTGACCATGAGCTTCTTGAGACCAGAAGTGAGGTCTCTTCCCAAGGCGTTGCCTACTGTAGTAGCCAGCTCCTTTCGGGACTTCTTCTCTGCCAGAGCTATGGCTATCTCATCTTCCAGAATCTCCTTAACGGTAGCATCCGTCAGAAGCTCTTGGGTGGCGCTGTTCACACGCGCAGAAGCTCCAGCTGCTGCATCGTCGGCCAAGGCCTGAATACGACGAGCGGTGTGGAGCTTCGCTTCTCTTAGCGCTAGTTGCTCAGCATTAGAGAACTTTCTCTTCTGGAGCATCGATAGCTTGTCTAGTGTTAACTCTTTATACTCGGACTTCTTACCGGTCGCACTGGTGCGCCCCAGGATGAAAGACCGTTCTACCAGTCCTACCTCATCCCCCAAAGGTAGCCTACCGTAGTCCTTCAGCTCAGCTAAATCCTCTTTTGAGACTAGCTCTTTGCCAAGTAACTTTACGGTCAGCCAATTTACATGAATACGCAGTATCCTGCGT